GTCCATAGGCATTGGGTCAGCTTCTGGTGTAAATTCTCCGAAGTTTTCATCAACTTCTTCGTCTGTAGCTTCGTCTACTTCTTCGTCTGTAGCTTCGTCTACTTCTTCGTCTGTAGATTCATCAACTTCTTCGTCAGTAGCTTCGTCTACTTCTTCGTCAGTAGCTTCATCTACTTCTAAATCTTTTAATTCTGATTCTAGCATCTCTTCATAGATACCACGTGATTTTTCAATCACAAATTCATGGAACAATTGATCTGCGCCTTCGCGATCATTGTTAACCAATTTTTCGAGCATTTGCTCTAGTTTGCTTTGATCTGCCATTGTTTTCTCCTATAATAGTTATATTGGTAAGACTGTCTAATATTATTTACATTTAGATTAAAAAAAGGGGGTTAAACGGCACTATAATGAGCCGTTTTATCAAAATTAAACTAAAAGTCATAATATCTTTTAAATTCGCTTACTGTAATGTGTGATAAATTTTTACATTTTTTCAAGTGCTTAGGAATAAAATCGTCATCGTCTGCTACTATCCGTATGTAATTTACCTGTGCGTGTGACTCACATGTTGATGTAGTTTGTCTCTCCCAATTGCCAAAGTATGTAGCAGGTTCACTTTCTTTTTTGTAATTGTGTGTTCCTGCATATAAGTTATTTACCCTAGAACGGTTACCTTGCTTGTCGTGTAGACCGTGAAAATCAAATCCTAATATATATATTGTATCATGTCTGTGTGTGCTTGCTAACCATAACGCTGTAGGACCACTGCTCCATCCTTTACTAGGCTGAAACATATGAAAGCCTTGAAAACCGTGAAATTGTTTGTTAGGATTAGTCCATACTTCGTGATTCATTTGCCACTTAGCATGATTGATTTCAAGTATCATTTTTACATCAACAGCAACTAGATAGTCAGGAGTATAATCTCTATAAAGAGCATTACACCCATAAACTTTGCCATATTTTTTTAATGCGTTTAAATCTATCGGCTTTCGACTAGTGCCGTTGCCAACAACAAATGCTACTGTCATTTAAAAACTCTATACTTCAGGTTGTGCTTGAATGCCGTACATTTGACGTACAAATACTAGTTCTTTATCTTTTTCTTCGTTATGTAATTCTGATGCTTTACGTGCTTTGTTAATTTGACGTAAAGTTAAACGTGTTTTACGAGTGTCGTCACGATTCACAATGCTTTCATCACTAGAAGCATCGTATCCTTTGTCTTCTACAGGTTCGATAGTTTCTTTATCAAAATAAAATAATTCTCTCAGTATCATGTTAGTATTTATGCCTCCGGTGTTGCAGTTGGATCTACAGCAGGTACCTCGCCGCCGCCTCCGCCGACATCGGCTGCCGGTTCAACAGTTGGATCTCCTGTATCGCTCAACTCGTCTACTCCTGAATCAAGATCTGCGTCCATTCCGCCGCCTGTGACTCCTGCTCCTCGCATTTCAGCACTTGCGTCAGTAGGTGACATATTTAAATTTTCATCGTTTTCTTCGCGCCATAGTCTTTCATTTTCTGCTACTTCTGCGTCAGATAATCCTAAGAAACGTTTAAGAGCATATCTATTACTAATAAACGGAACTGCTTGAATTTGACCAAATGTTCCAATACGTTGATTGTCTAGTTCACTTTGTCTGTAACTAGCAAAGTTTTGTGGAGGTTGAAATAAAAGATCAAACATAGCAATATCAATGTTTACACCTTTTTCAAGCAAGTACTTTTTAAATTCTTGATTAAAAACTTCTGCTACTAAATTTTGTAGACGTTCGCAATACTTATTAAAGCGCAATTCTTGAATGTATGCTGTTCCAACACGGCCATCATTGAACTGTCCTTGGCCTTCATCTTGTGCCGCACTAGGCAGATATGAACTTGGAATACGAAGTCCTCTAATAAGTTTATTAGTAAAATATTTCAAGTCATCAATTTCACCTAGATTAGTACCACCTGGCAGTGTTTCAACTTTAGATCCGCGGCCTTCTGCTGTTTGCGGAAAGAAATAATCTTCGTTAGTTGATAAAGGGTTATAAGCACTATCGATTACACTAGTGCCTCCACCATTCTTTGACGGAATACGTCTTTGGTGGATTTCTGTTTTCACACGTTCTACGAACTGCATGGCCAAGTGTGACGGCATATTACCTACATCAACATAAAATACTCTACGCTCAGGCGCTCTTTGTGTTCTGTAAATAATAATAGCATCTTCTAATAATTCTTTTTGTTTGTATACTTTAAATATACTTTCTAATAAGCTATTGCCAAACGGTGCGTTGTTATCTAAGCCTTCTGAAAGACTTAGGTGTACCATATGTTCTGCTGCAATTGAATGTTCTTTAGTTTTATCTGAAGTACCAAATCTTGATGTGCTACTTGCTTGAGCATTATTACCAACCATGCCGCGCACACCGCCTGTTAAATAACCATCGCCTCCGCCTGTAACATTACCGTTTGTAGTGTAAGGAGTTGTTGCTACTTTATCAACAAAATTAAAATTAATATTTTTGACAATATATTGTTCAGGTGTTTTACCTTGAGACTCGTTAACAATAATACTTGAAACATTAGCAGGATCAATATAATACCAAACTTTAGTTTCTGGATCTCTTAAGAAAAAAGCATCACCATATTTAAATACATTTCTAACAATACGAAACATTCTAGTATTAAAATCATTTGATTTACTCCACTGTTGTAGGTATTGTTCAAGTACTTTAATTTCTGAATTAGTTGCGCTCTTTTTAAAGTCAAGGTTAAATGCTGTTCTATTTACTGGATTCTGTTGTGTACAGAATTCTGCTAGGATATCCAATGCCGCATTAACTTCACTGTCCATATCCATTACATTATACTGTCCGTAACGTTCAGTTCTGTTAGGTGCGCCTGTATATACATCAGGCAAGTAACTGCTATAGTTTGATCTCGCTGGACCTGGTTGTTGACCAGACATTGTTAACGGACTACGTGTTCCGCTGTCAACTTCTACAGGTGTAAAATATTTTTTCCAGCTCATTTTTTATCCTACTTGTATGTTACCATTTAATGCTTTAACAGCCGTAGTGTTTCTAGATGTTAAAGTTTTTAGTTCTTCTACCTTTGTATTTAACTGACTTAACTGATATTCCAATCCAGAAAAGGCATCACTTGCATTGGACGCTACCTTCTCTGGTTCTTTTTCAACCGATGAAGAACTAGGCGAACTTGAAGAACTAGTAGTAGTTCCATCATCTCCAAACAGTGATTTACCTTTGCCACCCAGCCATTTTGGCAGATAATCAGTAAAATTTGGTAATTCTATTTTAAAATCAAATAATTTGTCCCATAAACTGCCAAACCATTCTTTGATTGTAGTCCAAGCATCTGTAACTAGTTGTTTTATATCAGTTTTAACTTCACTAAAGTCCCATAACTCACTAAACCAGTCTTTAATATAGTTCCAAGCATCGGTAGCAACTTGTACTACGCTAAAATCAGCAAATGCTTCAGCAAAAAATGTTTTAATATTATCCCAACCAATATATTGAACTAATCCTGCTACAATTAACGATCCTACCATTCCAAAAGGATTAAGTCCTACAATTCCTGCTAATAATAAAGCTCCTAGTGTTGCTCCAAAGTCTGATGTAAGAATATTACTTGCCATAGCACTAATACCTTCTTTTAAATATGGTAAAATTTCATCATTAAATACTTTTTTCGGATCGTCTAGTAATCTAGAAAAGAAATCTTTTATCTTAGGCAAGTATTCCGAAGCCATTTGTTGAATACTTCCTATTAGCTCTTTAAGATCCTCCATGCCTGGACCTTTTAAATATGCTACAAACTCATCAATACTAGGTTTAAGATGTGTCATAAATTGTGCTTTTAGTGTTTGATATGTTTCCTTTACAGTTTCTAAACTAGGTACAAAGTCAGCAAGCCCGTTTTTCAAATCTTTAAATATTTGGCTACCTAATAAATCATTAACAATAGCACCTCTAATTTCATTGATACTTTCAGCTAGTGTAGCCATTGCTGTTGTGGCTTTGTCTCTAGCGTCTTGTTCTTTTTCAACAGTGCCTGGAGTACCTTCGGCAACTTTACCTAATTCACCTATAGCTTGAAATGCGTTACCTAAATCAGTTCCGGCTGAGATCATCGCTTGAACACCTTCACCTTTTGCACCAAATTGTTTAGCATATGCTAAACCTTCTTTTCTTACTTGGGCAGTAAAGGCATTAAATTCTTCAGCACTCATGTTTTTAATATTTTTAGCATTTTCTCTAAAGGTGGTACTCATATTTGCTAACTGTCTAGTTACTGGATCATTTTCTAATCCATCTGCCATGTCGACTAACGCCGCTTCAAAACTTTGACTGTGTGCTCCTGCTAGGCGTAGATTCCCACCAAATTTAGCAACCTGTTCAGTTGTCATTTGTGACTGAGCCAGTTGAACTCTAATATCCATGTTTTTCTGACGCATTTC